AGCTCATTAAATATTTACAACCAACCTATAACACAGGCTGTATCAACAGTTGAATCACCAAATGCGGCATATCAACGCATGGCACAGTTTTGGGATTTAATCACAGACTTGAAAGAAGGCACATACAAGATCAGGAGTGAGCATAGAAAATACTTGCCGCAAGAGGCAAGAGAGACTGATGATTCATATGACGTAAGGTTATCAAGATCAACTGTTGTACCTTACTTGCAACGAATTGAGAAAATGTTGTCAGGTATGCTTACAAGAAAACCTGTAAGGCTTGATGATGTTTCTGACTTAGTTAGAGAACAATTATTTGACGTTGACCTAGAAGGGAACGATCTAAATGTCTGGTTATATGAAACAGCAAGGACAGCAATATCATTTGGTCATGTTGGGGTCTTGGTAGATGCACCAAAAGATGGAGATAAGACCAGACCTTATTGGGTAACATATTCACCACGCAATATTCTTGGATGGAGAAGTGAAATTATAGATGGAGCAAGACAGCTTACACAGTTAAGGTTGTTGGAAAATGTTGTAGAACCTGATGGAAAGTATGGCGAGAAACAAGTAAAGCAAATAAGAGTTTTAGAGCGTGGTCGTTATGAAATTCATAGAAAAGATAAAAAGAATAGTGAATATAAATTATTTGATGAGGGAGAAATGAGCCTTAAGGATAAGATTCCTTTTGCAATAGCTTATTCAAATAGAGTTGGATATTACGAAAGCCGCAGCCCTTTGTATGACATAGCAGAATTAAATCTTAAGCATTATCAGATTCAATCAGACTTGGATAATATCTTACATATCAGTTCTGTACCATTACTTGCTGTCTTTGGTTATCCAAATGCTGATGAGATAACAACAGGCCCAAGTGAAGCTTTGGCATTACCACCAGAATCAAGACTTGAATATGTAAGCCCCTCAGGAGATAGTTATGACAGTCAGTTTCAAAGGCTTGGTGATCTTAAAGAACAAATAAACACACTTTCATTAGCTGCGGTGCTTGGGCAAAAATTGGTAGGAGAAACAGCAGAGGCCAAGCGAATAGACCGCTCACAGAATGACAGCACCATGATGGTCATTGCTCAACAGATGCAAGACTTGATTGATAATTGTCTTAAGTTTCATAGCGAATATCTCAATGAACCTAACGCTGGTAGCAGCTTTGTTAATAGAGACTTTGTTTCTACAAGATTAGAACCTCAGGAGATAACAAGCCTATTAACTTTGTTTACTGCTGGCACTATCTCACAAGAGACACTTCTTAACCAATTATCTGCTGGTGAGATTCTTGGTGATGATTTTGATATAGAGGAAGAAATGGAAAGTACACAAAGCGGAGGCTTGGTAGAAATGGAACCACCAGAAGAACCAGCTACAGATGATGATGAATGAGTACACCAGAAGCATTTTTTCGAGAGACTATTGATTTAAACAGGTATAGTAATGCTGTTGCAAAAAAATATGCCATAACCTATAACGAAATAATATTAAACGCTGCCAATCAGTTAAAAAAAATAGATTTAAGACAACAAGCCGCAGGGGAGGCAGTTGTCATAGCACCACAGACCAGAAAAAGACTTAGGGCAATTATAAAACAATCAAAAGATAGTTTGAATAAATGGTCTGGTGCAACTGCTAGAGATTTTAAAAAAGAATTACAAGGGGTAACTGTTTTACAGACAAAGTTTGTAGAGAATGAACTAAAAAAAGTCGTAAAATCTGGAAATATTCCTATTAATTCTGTTGCTGTCAGTCCAAAATATGCAGAATCGGTAATTATGACTGACCCAACACAAGTGAATATATTTACAAATACAAAATTTAGAGAGGATGACTTTATTAAGTTTGGGTCAGGTAAATTTGATTTAACATCTACACAAGGGGCTGCTATAACTTTGCCTAATGGTGAAACTGTCAATAAAGCATTTAGAGGTATAGCTACTAAATCACAAGAAAGACTTGCTTTGGCTATAAGATCAGGAGTTTTTTCTGGTGAAACAACACAGCAAATTGCTAGAAGAATGATAGGAAAATTAGAATTTTCAGATTTTGGTCCTTTATCAGTAAAACAACTTGCACAATCTGGTGGTGAACTTACAAAGTTAGCTAACAATCAAATACAAACGATAGTAAGAACATCTGTTAATCAAGTACAGAATCAAGCATCACAGGCGGTATATGCAGCAAATAGTAAAGTTGCTCCTAAATATGAATATGTTGCAACGCTGGACAGTAGAACTAGCCCTATTTGTAGAAGGCTTGATGGACAGGAGTTTGCATACAATAAAGGGCCAACACCACCACAGCACTTTAATTGTCGATCTACTACTGTTCCTATTGTTGACTTTGATGGATTGCAAAAGAAATATCCAAGCTTGGAAAAGCCACCAGCAGGCAAAGTTGTTTCCAGACCATCAGCAACAGGCAGAGTACCGCAGGGAACAGCCTATGGTGATTGGTTATTGAAGCAAGACAAAAAGTTGCAAGTTAAAACTTTAGGAAGTGAAAAAAAAGTAAGATTTTTTAAAAGAATTGCAAAAAAAGAAGGATCTGGTCAAGCAGCAATCAGAAAACTTATTAGAAATGATGGTAGCGAAAGAACCTTAGATGATTTAAAAAGATTATATACATAAAAAATTATGCCACTTAAAAAAGGTAAGTCTCAAAAAGTAATTTCTTCAAATATTCGATTGTTAATGAAGGAAGGCAAAACATT